ATCACGTGGTAGTTACGCATCGAGGTCATGATGTCCCAACCAAAGGACTGTCCAGCAAGGCCAGCCGCGATGATGTCGTAGTGCTTGCCTTGGTAGGCACGTGGAATGATTCGTGATTGAGCGAGTACGTCCGCTTGTTTCACCATGAGTGTGAACGCGGACGATGAGTCGGCGTACACAGTCAATGAGTTAGTGCTTGTCATTTCTGTTCTCCTGTTTGTGTTGTCGGGTTGATGTGTTGATTGTACTGCGGGGGTGTAAGACTTATCGGGACAGGGAGTGTATTCATCTAAGCCTTATCCGTTCCCTAGGACGATGAAGTTGGTCAAAGCCTGCAACGCACCACGGTCCTCTTGTTCGGCGATGTCAATGACTCGCTCGGCGTCGACCTTGAAGTCGAGGAAGTACGTGCCAGTGACTCCGGGTAGAGCCTCGGGTGGGCAGTCTGCGTCGTAATAGCCTTGGTCAATCCAACGTCCTGAGTCGTCTTTGATTTCGATGTACGCAGTGTTGTCGAAGGGTTCACCGTCGGCGCTGTCGCAACGTGACAGGAGTAGGCGTACCTCTCCATCGTCGAACTTGAGGTCGCACGTGTGCGCGACGACAAGTGTGGGCATGGCTTCGAGTTGCCGAGTGTTGGGAAGTTTGCGGTCGTTCCTCATTCGCCCGACTCCTTCGGGAAGGGCAACACGTTGTTATCGTCGTCCGTCAAGACGAGTTTGTACTCGGCTTGAAAGAGTTGTTCCTCGATGTCCTCAAGGACGAGTCGCTTGAACTCATTGAACAAACCCTTACGACCCTCGGGGCTGCACTCGTCCCACTCTTCAGTGAAGGACTCGATCAAGTGATCAGTCATGATCATTCCCGACGCCGTGAAATGGATTGCGTCAGGCCACGTGGACGGATTGTTTCGGTCGATTGTCATTTCACACCTTCACTTTCTTGTTGTTCGTCACGACGACTTCGGTGGGGCGACAGGCACGGCACGTACCGTCTCTAAGGCTTGTGAGCCAGTAGTCGCCGTTGGCGGCTACGCCTTTGACCTTGGCTGGGAACTTCTCAATCAAGTCAAGCCCGTAACGAGTCACGTGGCGCACGACCATGATCTCTGTACCAATCTCAAGTCCGACGACGGCTTCAGTGGGCAGTTCGTCCCGAGTGGCTGTACCGTCGGCTCGCGTCGCCTTCACAGGCTGCTTCAGTTCGACTCCAGCGTATTCGGCTAACTCGTTGGCGATACGAAGTGAATGGCGAAGGCTGTTGCTCTTGCGAGCGGCATCGGCGAACACGCCTGCGAGCGATGCCCACTCCCGAACGCCCACGATGAACTCGGCTAACTCCTCTGCCTGTTCACGGCTGTACACGGTGACGAGTTGGCGCGAAGCCTTATCGACACTCATTGCCCATACCGTCGGGGCTGACTCTTTCAAGGCGTGCAAGTAGTCGACGATCAAGTCGCGCACCATACCCGGAACGCTGAACTGCTTGACCTCCTGACCTGCTTCTTTAATTGGCTGCATGGCTATCTCCTGTTCTGTTGTTGTTGTAATTGTGAGATTCATTTCAGGCACCGACCTTCATGTTAAGGAGTGCGTCGATCTGTGCGAACGTCAGGGTGATGGTGACGCCTTCGCGTGTGCCGTGGGGTGCGTAGTCGTAGTCACTGAAGTTCATGTGGACTTCTGCTTGGAGACCAAGTGCTTCGCGGACGTTCTCGACAACTTGCTTACGTGCTGCCCAACGCTCGTTGAACTCTGCATCGTCGCCAACGCCCATGACGCGTGCTTTGGCGTCGGCCTTATAAGCGGCGTCCTGTGCTCGCTTGGTCGCCCACTTCACTTCGTCGGCAACAGTGCCACGCTCGGTCAATTCGGTGATGGGAATCAACTGAGTGCTGTCACTCACTGTGTACAGACCGTTCGCTGTGTCGATGGTCAAGGTGCGGCAAACGAAAACATTGATTGAACGGTAACGAGCGCGAGCGCCGTAAGTGCCACGGACTTGCACGTCCTTCTTTTCGAGTGCTACGGGAATCAACTCAGCGTGACCGTTGCGACCTTGGAACTTGACGGTACGAAAACCATTCCATCCGTTTGCGACATTCGCTTCGAGGATAAGGGCTTGTGCTTCTTTGATGTTCATTTCAGGAACTCCTTGTTGTGGTGGTTGAATTGCTTACAACTGACACACTACAACCATAGTTTGACAATGATCAACCTATGCTTCAAAAACACCCTCTATGCAGGGCTTATGTCAATGGCGTGACCTGCGCTCGCTAGCGGTTACAATGGGGGTATGACAACCAAGACATATACCACAAACACCACACCACCAATCACGTTCACTTTGAAAGAAGAGATGACTATGTACGGCTTCGGAGAGGTGGTTCGTGCCAACGACATCTCGACGGGCAACCTTGTGATGGTCGGCATCATCATCAAGAACAAGAGTGAGTACCTCGACAAGTACACGTGGCGTTGCGCTGACGTTCGCGAAGAGGGTGGCAGCGACGACTTCGGTGACGCAATCAATGCACTATGGGTAAAGACCACTGAACGCAACGAACACAAGTTCCGTTTGATCACCGACGTCACTTACGCACAAGAGTTACAACGCAAGGACGAAGAATCCAAAGCACTCATGGCAGCGCGACGTGAAGCCGCTCGCATCGCACACGACGAAGCAGTGAGCAAGTTTGTCGAGCCAACATGGAACGGCAAATGGTTTACACAGAACCAAGCCAAGGCTCGAGTCACTGATGGACTCAAGCAGATCAAAGACTTGCCAAGCCGACGCAAGATCGAAATCGGTAGCCGCACTTACCAACACCAGTGGTGCTTCGCTGGCACGACCGACGAGATGCTCGATTGGTACAACGGCGACTACATGGAGAACGTGATCAACGCCTGTGACGACCTAGAGGACAACGACACTGTGAGCGGCTCGTTCTGTGGCACGAACAAAGACATGAGGCGACAAGGCAGTTTCGTTCACGTGTACATCTACGAATGGGACAACGATTGGTCACTCTACGATGTCCATGTCATTTGGTTGGGAACTGAAACAGAACCAGCGAAGCACGTAGGACGATGAGAACCATGAGCACGATCAACGACACACGAAACCCAATCACTTACGTCGAACACTTCAACGACTATTCACTTACGCACTACTCAGTCATTGAAGCAATGGAGTTGAGCGACGAAGCAATTGACGAACTGACAGTCATCGTCAAAGACCAATGGTGCTTCAGTGAGTGGACAACTTGCGACACCAACCTCGTCGTCGTGAAGTGCCGTACAGAGGACGGACTCAAGCACGAGATCGACGGCTGGCCTTTGAAACCCGGACACGCCCCAAAGCGGGTCGGGCTGGCGGCTGGAGTTCTCGCAGTATGGACTCCTCGTTAGAATCGCGTACACGATTTGCCCCTCATAAGGGTAGGGCTAGCCCCCGATTGCGCCCCACAGCGCACGACAACGCGGGATACGACGGGACTACAGCCCGCGTACTAGGGCATCAATACGGGATTGCGCTACGTCCTCGGACGTATGGAACACTTGCCGCCATTGAGTTCCCCGCTGCGAGCAGTACCAACAATCGGCAAACGCTTCCACTGCCCACGTGACGTCACAAGACTGACAATGAAGGTCAGTGAGTGATGGTCGTGGCGTGGAACTCAAGATGCCTGTCGAGCCGTTGTTGAACGACACCAATGTCCTGACGTGCTAGAGACACCTCAGCGAACACACGTTCTTGCTGACGCAAAGAACGTTCATGCTGGTCAGTGTTGCGTCGTTCAAGCCTTGTGAGAACGACAGTGAGTGGACCGCCTGCGCCTACGAAGGCAACGACGATTGCAACCCACTGAGCCACCACTCACGCACCAAACATCACTGACCAAGTTTGCTTGCCAACAATGCCGTCAGCAGGCGCAACGTTCTTCGATGTCTGCCAAGCCTTGACAGCGTTAGCGGTCTTAGGACCGAAGTTGCCGTCAGCGGTAACACCGACCATTGCTTGCACAAGTTTCACTGCGTCACCTTTGCTACCAACCTTGACGGCTTTACCCGGATACGCAAACGACAAACCGCCTACTGGTGCTGGTGCAGCGGGCGCTGCTGCGGGTGTAGCGGCTGGTGCTACTGAGTTCGGTTGAATCGTTCCTGCTTTGATGCCAGCAAAGACTTGCTCGTAGTACGCAGGGTCGTCAGCGTGGTCGTTAGCGATCTCAAGATGCCACCAGTCGCCACCCGGAGTTCCGATGGTTGGCTTGTCGTAAACCTTCCAAGACATACGGTCGCACTTCCAACCTCGACCGTGAGGTGCTAGGTGGTAGTCATGAAGTTCCTCAATGAACAACACGTCAGCGTACGCAACAAGAAAGTCGAGCACTTCTAAAGCGGCCTTGTAGTTGCCGTAGCCCTTGCCACTTGCTTGGCGTCGCCACGACACGTCTGCCGCACGACCTGTTCCGTGAACTGACGGTCGACCTGAACCACGTGACGGTCGAACGTTCCATGTTCCGTTATTACAGATCGCACCGTTGAAGTGAGCGCACAAGAGTTGCACGAGTTTCTCTGTGCCTTTGCGCTTACCTGATGCGTCTTTGTCCCAGCCTGTATATTTGCGAGCCATGTTATTTATCTTTCTTTGCGGACTGCTTCTTCACTGCTGGCTTCTTGGTAGCCGTCACAGGGGTAGTGGAGATCTTCTTGACAGGTCGTTTCTGTGTCGGTGCTGGTTCGACAACGCGTACCTCAAATGGAACCTCAACACGTTCGACAACACGCTTGACACGTTCGTAGCCGACACGTAGTACAGAAGCAGACGAGTCACCGACAGGAAGGTTGATAGCCGCAAGGCTTTTCACCACTGACAGAGCAGCGGGTAAAGCGGACAAAGCACACGTCTTCAAGACGGATAGGTCGGCAACCTCAGTGAAACCTGTGTTGGCGGCTACTAGCAGGCCAGCAAACACTTGAACGTACGTTGCGACGGCACGTTCAAGAACGTCCTGAACACTTCGCACCAATGGGGTTTTAGCGGTCATAGCGGGCAACCTTAGCGGGTAGCAACGTGTTCTCGTTGGAAGTGTCGCACTTGCCGAGGCTTACAAGCACAGCAATGACAGCGAGCCACCAGCAAACCATAACGACCCTACTTCTGCGGTTCACGAGACGTTCGTACTACTTCACTGATTCGTCGACGGCTGGTTCTGTGACAGGTTGTTGCCCCGCAATGTGCGCTTCTAACAAAGCGACCTTCTGAGCGTACTCCGCTACCTGTCGTAGCAAAGATTCAATAACTTTGTTTGCATCTACCTGTGGTTGCTCATTCATACTGTCTCCAATTGTTGTAGTCGTAAATCTAACTCTTGTATCGCTTTCACTATAGGGGCGATAAGTCCCGAATGGTTTAAGTATTGCCTATCGCTACCCATAGCACTAGCACTATCAGGGCCACCAATATCTACTATCGCTACATCTCTTGTCTCGCCAGCATTTGTGAGTGCCTGCAAAATGTTTTGTGTTGTAAACCCGTAATGAGTTCTACCAACAGTTGCATCAGGGTCATCGTTAGGATTTTGCGTCAACGGGTCGTAAGTGACAGGCACAATTTCTCTTATAAAGTTCATTCCGTGTTCTAACGGTTGAATGTCTCGTTTGTATCTTGCGTCTGATGGGGTGTATGTTCCGTTAATAACATAGAAGTTCCACGCATTATCATTTATGTAATGACCGAAAATAGCACCAAAAACACCATTTTGCCACATGACTGCTGATGTTACATCAGGAGTTGCAATACCCGCATAGCCATTATTTGTTCCTCGTATTGTTAATGACCCATACGAACCATAAGTGATCGATCCGTAATAACCTGTCGTGGTACGCATATTACCAATGACATTAAATGTCGTTGTCACAGACGCATCATTAGGTTGTGCGCCAATCAAAGCGTTGTCAGCACACCACATATATCGAGTGCCACCTGTACTGCCACGAAAACCCATACGATATGAAGCAGCCTGAGTAGAATAAAAAGCCCAACCATTTGTACCTTGGACAACAGGACCGTTAGACCAAGGTAAACCACCCGGTGCATCAACAGAATAAATAGCCGAGTTAGCAACAGGCAATCTTAAAGCACCAGCAATTGTTATATCAGCAGTACCAACTATAAGCGCATTTTGCCCGCCTTGACCAATGTGTACGGGACTTGCGCCACTAGAACGCAAGTATATGCCGTCATCAGCCGAAGCACGACCAAGAAGCAAATAGCCTCTACTGGTCTGAATCGCCGAATACGAAGAGTCGGAAGACCAGTCGCCCATCTGAATAGAGGGAGAGCCAGCACCATCAAACGCTAACCTCGCACTATCGACACCAATTCGTTCAGCCACACCCGTCTGAACTAAAGACCACCTGTCGCCAGCAGGGTTGACTTCGTAATGCCACTTGAAAACACCACCGATTTGGAAGTATTGAATTGCGTAGAAGCCAGTAGGGGCGTTGATAGTGATAACCCTGTTCGCCCCTGCTCCACCAATAGTTAAGGTAGTCAAAGTTCCTAAACCTGTGATACCCGAATATGAACCACTCAGTTGTAGAGAAGAGACCGTACCTGTTAATTGAGCCGCAGGCAAAGATGTTAGAGATGCACCCGACCCGCTGAAGGTTGTTGCGTTCATTGAGCCTGCAACTGTTACCACGGCGTTACCAACGGTAAGAGTGTTCGTACCGTTGGCCCCAATATAAACGGCGCCTGTATTATTTGTACGAAGATAAACAGCACCATCAACTGTCCCAAGAATTAAATGACCACTATTTGATGCAATAGCAGAGTTGCTAGAACTACCTGACCAATCACCAATAGTTATCGCAGGAGAGTTAGCACCATCAACTGTTAACGAAGTGAGAGTCCCTAATCCTGTGATGCCCGTGTATGAACCACTTAGTCGGGCAGAAGCGACAAAGCCTGTTAGCAATGTTGCTGGGATAGAACCGCTCACAAGAGTACCAACAGAGGTGAGTGACGAGTTCACCACATTAGCGGCAAGTGTTGTACCTGAAAGACTATTAGCGTTCGGTGAACTTATAAGCGATTCGAGTTGCAGGAACGCTGTGTTCAACGTTCGAGAAGTGATAGGTGTCGTCGCACCGAAACTTGTCATCAGGCAGGCCCGATGTCTTCAACAAGCAGAAACGCATATTGCGTTGCACTACGAGCCGCTTGCATCGTGCCTGATGGTGATTGAAGCGTGGCAATAAAGTTTGTTGTGCCAGCAGTCAGAGTGGTTACCGCAACACAAGACATATCGTCATATGAAGAAGCGAATACCCACGAATATGCTTGCTGTTGAACTACGCCTGCAAGGTTTGTAAGCCTAATGCGAGCAATGATGTTACCCGTAGAGCCTGACGCAAAATTCATAGCAGGCTCAGAGTAGGTAATCTTGTAATAGCGGTTTGCAACTGCTGTGAACGAAGAGCCTGTGATCTGTACCTCTTCTCCTGTGATCGTTGAATCTGATGTAGTTGCAGTATTAAAAGCCATCACCCCACGGGGGAAGCGGTTCAGTTGTGTCGCTGTTAGCGTATACCCGGTGAAGAAGTCTGTGTTAGGTGTTGTCGAGGGCATGAGAGTCCTTTATGAGTTGAAGAAGTTGAATGCAGTAATCGTAAACACTAATTCTTACCAATCAGCGGCAGAGCAGTATCGAACTCAACGACCCAACGGTCAGGTCGAATCGTATGACTAATACTCTGAACAGTAAGCAAGTCACTCAGCGTCGTGGGGTTGAAGCCAATCAAGTCGGGGTCAGTCTGATACCAGTTCTTCGTTACACTCAACGGGTGACCGAATCCGATACCAAGCACTGACGAAAGCAATCTCTCACCTTCAACGTTTGACGCTTTCGTTATGTCTAAACCAATGTTTGTTATACGAACCGTTGGGTCTTTGCGGTTAGCCAAAATTGTTTGTGCCATTAGAAGAGCGTCAGCGTCGTACTCCATTAAGAGACCAGTCTTTGATAGTGAACGCTTGAAGTATTTTGCGATGCTTGTCGAGTTTGTTACTTGTTGAACATCTCCACCGTTGTCAATACTGACATCGTTGATGATCTGAGAGTCGTCGTATACAACATTGAAGTCTTGATAGTCGTAGCCGTCTACTGCTGGAACATCAGAGAAATAGAGAGGCGTAGCGTTGTATTTCTTTTGGATAGTAGAACGGTCCTCGAACTTCAGGAACCCTGTCTTCTCAACATACAGATCACCCAAGTCGGACTCTGCGATTGCTTGCAACAACGGCAGAACATTACGCACAGTACCGTCGTCGTCTTGAAGTTGTGTGTCTCCAGTGGCTATAGAAAGACCTGACGTGGGGTATGAAACAGTGTTGAGAACTTGGGTGATACGAGGACCGGGTAAGTCGTTTATGTTTGCACCCGTAACAGTTTCGACTTCAACCATGTTCAACGGCCTGAAAGCGTCTTCAGCGTTGAACGTAACGAAGTTAGAACCCACAACACCTTTGACCCATGAGTAGTCGAACGACGAGATGTATCCAGCGAATAGCGGGTACGAGTAAGTGACAGAGGTAGCAGTCGATATTACGTTCGTCCATGTATGAGATTCAACATCTGTGAACGTTCCCGCTCCGAGAGTCTTCGTTCCGTCTGTCATGTCAAAAGAACTTCTCGTTGTGTATATGTTGCCGATAGCGACCATAGTTTTGAGACAGAACGCAAGTAGATTGAACTTGCCTGACGAGAAGAAGTTGCTTTTAGCAATTCTGAGTGCGCTTGTTGACTGACGCAACTTGTAGCCGTTAGCCGCGAACGGGGCGTTCAGCGAACCGTTCGTAGCGGTGTTGATTAAGTTCCACGTGATATCGCTGTTGACAACATCAAAAGCAAAAGCGGGTTCGGTCTCCCAATAATAGAAACTCACTTCCTCTGTCTGACCGCTGAAGAAGAATCGCAAAGCAACACTCGTACCGACCTTAAACTGAGGCAACGCTGTACTCGCAAAGTTGAAATAGTTTGTACCGTCGACTGAGAGATAGACATTCAACGTGCCGTAGTTTATGTAGAACAACCAAGCAACGTCGCCACTTGTACCGACATCAGCAAGCGACGCTACTTGACCGTCAAGCCCGTCTGTTACAACAAAAGCAAGACGAACATCTAGCGACTCGTTAGCCGTTGATGGAACGTAAGCACCAGCGACATACGGTGTAGACGTACCACCAATTTCACAAGTAAGAACTGTCGTCGGATACTCAGCCTTGATCTGCATCTGAATACCCGGCACAACCTTGTCAGCCCAAACGCCAGTGATGGTTAGTGGATTCCACGTACTGAAGTCTTGAACAGTTACTGATGCACTGCCCGTGTTGTAGGTGTCAAGTATAAGTTCTCGACCTCTACGAATATCGACCGCAACCGGATTCGAGAAAGTTGTACTGACTGAGCCGTCATCACCGACAACTGCTTCACCAACAATCCCTTCACCGATAACCATGAAGTCACCAAAAGAGAACCCGTTATTATTCGATATCTTCACGTAAGTTGTTGCCGCTACAACGCCGCTCATACGATCAACGCCTTGCCACTCTTCTGCGAACGAATAAGACCCTGACGAATCTGCTCAACAAGATCACGCTCACTCGTAACAGTGCCTGAAACATTCACAGTGATGTACGTGTCGCCACCACCGAATTCGCCCATACGTGACAGAGGAATGATCGCCTCAGGCCCGTTCTCTCCGATGACGCCGAGCGACGCACGAGTAGTCACACCACCCTCAGCATGGAATCCACTGAAGTCAAGACCCGGTGGCAAGTAGTAACCACCAACGATTGCACCGCCGTTCGGTAACGGTCCGTCATTCCAGCCGACAAACTGACCCGGCTTCAACTTCTTGATCTTCTGTGCCATAGTTTCACCAATCGCACCGAAGTCGATGTTGATAGGTAGATTAGGCATAGCAGGTGCAGATACTACGGGTGCAGGTGCAGACGGAATCGTTGGTGGTTTTGGTATTGACATAACAGGGTCAGCGTGTGTTGGTGCGCCCTTAAGTTTGTCGATACCACCATTGAACCCTGCCAAGAAACCGAACATCGTGTTGTACAGATCAACTTGAATTGCGTACACGAGATTAGCCATTTGAGTGTTCGCTGTAGCGAGGCTTGCTTCAAGCCCGTCTACGAGAGTCTTCTGTAGATCATATTTGGCTTGTGCCTCAGCGACAGCATCAGTGAACAACGAGCGAGCGAGAGCACGTTGAGCGTCGAACTGTGCTCTTGCCTCAGCGACAGCATCAGTGAACAACGTACCAGTGAGAGCACGTTGAGCGTCGGCTTGTGCTTTCGCCTCAGCGATAGCGTCAGTGAACAACTGACGAACAAGAGAACGCTGAGCATCTAGTTCACCGTTTGCGTTCGCAATGTCTGCGCCAAAGATAACACTGCCAGCAATCTCACCAGCCTGAGCACCAATAGCGGCGATGTCCGTACGCATCTGTGTCAGTTCAGCGATATCACCTGATGACAAGTTGAGCAGACTCTTTGCGATCTTGTTGCCTTCAAGAATACCCGCTTGAGCAACTTGACCAATAATGTCAGGACCAAAACCCTTGTCTCGTAACGCAGACAAGTTGTCACGGAACGTCGTGGCTTGCTGTAACAGTTTGCGAGTATTACCTAGTGGACTGCGTGCGGTAATGGGTTGCAATACAGAATCTGAAACACTCCTAGCAAGTTCACTCTGCTGTTGCTTAAGCGACTCACTCTTCGAGAACAGTTCGTCGTATTTCTTTTGTGCCGCTAATGCTTGGTCGAGCAATGTATTCGACGGTGCTTGACTGCCTGAGATACTAGAATCAAATAAGCCTGCGGCTTGTGCTGTCTCATCTAGTTTTAACTTAAGACCATCAAGAGTTTCCTGTGCCGCTAACGCTTGGTCGAGTAAGGTGGTTAGTGGTTTCTCACTGCCCGTAATGGTTGAGTCAAACCTGCCTGCGGCTTGTGCTGTGTTGTCAAGTGTTGACTTGAGATCATCAAGAGTCGCCTGAGCCGCTAACGCTTGGTCGAGCAACGTCGTCAATGGTGCTTGACTGCCAGCAATGGTTGAATCAAACCTTCCAGCGGCTTCGGCTGTGTTATCTAACGTTGACTTCAACTTGTCTAGCGACTTAGTTGCTTCGGCGAGTTGTGTTGTCAGCGAATCTCTTAGATCAGCGAGGTCGCCAAGACGAGCGAACTGCTCTTTGATCTTGTCGATAAACCCTGCAAACTGTGGCAAGTTTTGCAAACCAAGGCGGGTTGCTTCTTCGAGTGTTGCTTGTAATGCTTTTGCGATGTCTTTCGATGAACCTGATAGCAGAGCGTCACGGAAGTCTGTTGAGATCAGTTCGTTCGCATAACTCGCTATGTCGTCGACCCAACCTTCAACCCAAGCGAATGGGTCCTCAGGTTGGGCTTTAGAAGAGCCACCGCCACCACGACCGCCACCGCTAGAACCGCTTGAACTACCTATCGCAGACTTGATTGCTTTCAAGTCTGCAAGAGTCTTACTTAGTTTGGAAGTGGTGTCACCTGTTGCCGCACCAGCGAACCACAACATATTGCCGATAGCGGCTTCTATGTTTGCGATCTGCTTATCGAGGTCAGCGGTGTTGATAGCAAAGTTCACACCGAACTGTGCCTCAAGTCCGTCGAGTATCCCCATCGAGTCAATGAGTCCACGTACCTGCTCATCGGTGTACCCAGCCGCACGTGCGGCATCACCCAACCGAAGAACCATAAGTGCGACTGATTGCATTGCGTCTTTGTTAGAACCACCGTACTGAGCCGTCTTCAGCAACAGTGTCGTGATCTCTTTCGCTTGGTTACGATAAGCAGAACTGAGATCAAGTGCAGAACCCTGTGAGTCGCCAAGAGTGTCTGCGAGTTTGATGTTCTTGTCGATTGCGTCTTGCGTGCTGACGACTAATTCGTTAGCAAGCATCTCGTCGAGCAAACCAATCTTCGCCAAGAACCTATCTTGAGCGACTGTACCCTTGTCGCTTTCACTTGCTAACTCGCCGTATATAACAGATAGTTCTTGTACAACTTTGCCTGCTGTAGTTATTACTTCAGGGAACACACCAGCGAACCCTCCTAAGTAAGCGTTCTGCGCCGCTGTTGCGCTAACTGTTCGACGAGTCAATTCTTCAACGGTGTACGTATAGACATCAGTGCGACCAGCGGCTACAGCCATAGCCCCACTTGAGCCGAGAATTGCATTGTAAAGGTCGCTACCAAGTATTGAAGAGAAATACTTGGCGGTGTCAGCGTTCTCTAGCAAGGCCTTGTTCTCATTGTTCAACGCTTCTCTGTTGTCATCGAAAGCGTTAGACAGATCATGCAGGTCGTACAACAAGTTCTTCACCTGTTCGCCCGTCATCTCTCCAGCCCTCACTGCTTCAAGCATCGCACCCGCAAAGGGTGTGCCAGCATCAGCGGCACTTTGCAAAGCAGACGTGACTCCTATTGCGGCTTCGCCTGTCTGAACAAGTTGATCGTACGACAGTCCTAACAACACGTCACCAAGGTCACCGAAGGCATCAGTGCCTGTCGCTAATACTTGACTGACTTCTGACATTGTTAGATTCAGGTCACCGATCTCATCGTTGATACCCATCGTCATCGCTTCAGCCGTTGCAAAAGCCTCAGCAACACTTTCAGCCGCATTAGTAGTAGCAGGCAAAGTTCCTTGCAACTTAATGTATTCATCGACGAGAGCCTTGACTTGCTCGTGAAGTACAGCGGTCGGTTCACCTGCTGACTTGAACGCGTCAGTCAATCGCTCTTGTCTTTCTTTGGCTTCTTGTGCGTTCTGACTGAACGTGTACCACACTGCCGCTACAGCGACTACCGCTACAGCAACACCAGCAATGATTGGTCCAGCCGCCGCAAACTGTGCGATCGCACTCGTGAACGCTGTCGTCGCCATAGCGGCTTTCAATGCGGCCCACGCTTTCACTAACGAACCGAGCGTGATCAACAACGGACCACCGACGGCAACAAGACCAGCGAACACAACGATGATCGTCTTCATGAAGTTCGGTAGAGCGTTGATAGCCGTCATGACCTTCTCGAAGGCTGTTGCAAGCAACTTCAATGCAGGCACAACGATTGGCACGAGCACTTGACCAAGGCTTATGAAAGCGTCTTTCACTTCTGCCATGACTTGCTTCATCTTGAAAGCACCTGTCGATGACATTGCTTGGAACGCTTTGTCTGCGTCGCCTGTGTTGTCAGCAAGGTTGTTGAATATCTTTGTCGTGCTCTCTGTTGCCGCACCGAACATACTCATGATACCTGTCAACGCACGAACGTTGCCGAAGACGAGTCCTTGTGCTTGTTCGTTATCACCGAACGCTTGTGTCAGTGTCTGCAACGCTGACAGCAAGCCCTTCTCTTTGATCTGTTGACGTAAGCCTTGACTGCTCAGACCGAGACTGTTCATCGTCTCTTCTGCTTCTTTAGTTGGTGTCAACAAAGAACCCAAGATTCCACGTATCTGAGTTGCCGCTTCGCTTGCATCTGTACCGTTACGACTCATCGCCGCAAAAGCCGCACCGACTTCGTTGAACGAAACACCCATCGCTGACGCAATCGGCAGAACTCTAGGCAACGCCCCAGCCAACTGATCTGCTTCCATCTTGCCTTCACGAACAGCCGCAACCATCAAGTCTGTTGCTTGAGCCGCAGACAAGTTCTCGATACCGTAAGCGTTCAACGCAGACGACACAGTGTCAGCAATAATGCTCGTATCGCCCATACCAATCGCTGTCGCTTTCAACGACTGCTCAAGAACTTGCATCGCTGTCGCACCGTCGATACCTGCTGACGCAACGAAGTACAAAGCATCAGCGGCTTGAGTAGCACTGCCACCGTATTGCTTCGCCATTTCACGAGCGGCGATACCCATGTCAGCAACTTTGTCTTCAGACAAACCGACCATCGCCACGATTGACTGCATCGAGAACTCAAAGTCGTTCGCTGTCTTTATCGCTTGACCACCCGCGAGCAACATAGGTGCAGTCAAAGCCATCGACATCTTCGTGCCGACAGAAGTCATCTTGCTACCCATGTCGGTGAACTTGTTACCTACACGAGAAGCACTGTCACTGGCTTGCTCAATCTTCTTAGAGTCTCTAGCAACCTTCTGCGCCATCTGATGATAAGCAAGACTGAACTCGTCGACACCGTAAGACGCTTTCGCGTACGCTTGTTGAACTTTGCTGAGAGATTGTTTGGTCTCTTGGGCAACCTTTGTGACCGCTCGCTCGGCTTTCGCCATACCAGCAGTTGCGTCTCGACCTACCTCATCGAACTTCTCACCGAGTTGGTCAATTGTTTTGACGGCCTGAGCGACGCCTTGTTTGAGTTTCGAGGCATCAGCACTGAGTTCTACATTGAGACTTCCGACTGATTGTGCCACGTTCTATCTCTTCCTTGACTTCGCTCGTTGTTGTGCTTGTTCTCTTTCGCTCGCTTCAATCTTGAACAAAGCACACCACTCAACGAACTCTGAACTGCTCATCTTGTCCATGAGTTCACCGACTGTCATACCGAGTTCTCGTGCTAGATGGAAGTACGATCGTCTTTCAGGTTGGCTTCGTCCGAAACGGTCGGGGAAGCCGAGTAAGACTTTCCCGCTTCATCGATTGCCTTTTCTTTCAAGCCTGAAACTTCAAGACAACTTGTCACGAGACGGTCAATGACCGCACCCGACTTCTCTGTCATGAGCCACGACAAGTCGTCCTCAGTGAACACAGGTGTACCGTCTTCGGGGTCTAGGCAACACGTGACAAGGATCTGTCCGTAGACGTTCTCAATCTTGTCTCCGTTGTCCGACGTGTCTTGACTAGCGGCGACGAACGAAGCACGCTGACGAACAGTCATTGAACGTACCTCAATGGATACGTCCCACTCGGGAACAGCAATGACCTCACGGTCGAGGTCTTGCGCTGAACGAATCTTGTCTTTGATGGACACAGTGGTCACACTCCTATGTTGGTTGGTTGGTTATTGAGATCAGTACGTGCCACGAGTAATTGCGCCAGTGACCTGAAGGTCAAGGCTGTAAGTTACCACGTCGCCAACAGGGTTCGAGATTGAGAACGAAGTCACGATCGCTTCACCCGTGTACTTGACATTGCTGGCAGTTGAACCAGCGGGGCCAAAGATGAAAGAACGTGAAGCAGGCTCGGCGCCGCCAGCGATGTAGCCGTCTACGGTGGCGTCCCAAATACCTGAGATGCTGATCGTTGCGTCGGTGAGACCGGGAATGTATGACTTTGCGCTTGAACCGAACGCAGTGGTCTCAGCGGTGTCAAGAGTTTCAGGGAAGTCAACACTTGTGATGGTGTTGCTGAGGTTGCGTGACGTACCGCTGGTGTCATCGAGTGCGAAGTCTGTACTCTTACCGTGAACGAATGTGGGCATGACTGTCTCCTAATTAGTTGCGGGCGAACCCGACGTTGAAAGTGATTGAACCTGAAGAACCTGCTGTGCTTGCTGTGACTCTGACGTAACGATTGACTGTACCTGTGCTTGCTTGGGATACGCCGAGTGTTGTGCTCGCTGGTACTGCGTTGAACGTAATCAAGTCAGCGAACGTTGAGTTGTCAACAGAGTGCTGTACTTTGATCGTGGTGTCTCCGCCTGCGATCGAGTTTGCTGTGACATGAAGAGTCGCAAGCGAACCAGCGGCTGACGATGCGGCGTTGTCAACGCTTGCGAGGTTGCCGAGAGCACCGAAAGCAATTGACGTACCCGTAGTGAGAACAACACCGCCGTGAAGTCCGTACACCTGATCAGCAACAGCACCAGCGGTGGCGTTGAAGTCAGCAGAGACAGTTGATACGTCGGCTACGGGGTTTGAGATTGAATACGACGTCTCGTGTGCTTGTCCGACGATGCAACGGTTACCGATAGTTCCTGTATTGAATACGACAGTGACGGCAGGGCTAGTGGCTTGACCAAGCAGTGTGCTGAGAACGACGTCCGAGCCGCCAGCGTCTTGCGAGTACATACCCGACAGACTCAACGTTGCGTCGTTGAGACCTGTGATGTAAGACTTAGCGGAAGAACCGAACGAGGTGACCTCGGCAGTGTCAATCGTTGAAGCGTAGTCCGCGGAGTTGAAATACGTCGACAGGTCGTAAGCGTCAACGAATACACCAGTGGACTTACCGTGAATGAATGTAGGCATCAAACCACCTCAGGTTCGGTCGTGGGTTCTTCAACAGGTGTGGCCTTGGTCTTCTTGGCGTCTAAGACCTCGACATAACCTTGCTCAAGCAACCACTCGGACTGCTTCGCTGTGAGTTCAACTTCGTCGCCTGCTTCGTAACGCTTAGAAGCAACGTCAATACCGCTGACGCCATCTGTTCCACCTGTCACTCTGTATCGCATTGAAGTCCTTTTGAGTCAACGCCGAATGACAGTCGCAAGACGGTCACACGGACACCTATGGCGACGAGCGCACTTCTGTGAACGGACTGTATCAGGCACTGCGAGTGGCACGTTGTAAGTCACGGGCTACGGGCGAGCCTTACAGGGCAAGCCCCGAAAACGCGTGTCAAATATAGCCCCTATGCAGGGGATATAGAAACTTTGATTGGGTAGTTGATTCTCGTCAAAGGGTGCTTGTAGTGTGGGGGTATGACAAACACCACGACAGCCCAACCAATCACGTTCAACTACAACGGCGAGGACGTAGTCCTTACCGCCAAGCACATCCTGTCCGACTCGACGTTCCGCACAATGTGGAAGGCAGCAGCCGACATCTCGTACGGCGTGCTCACAGGCGAATGCACACAAGCAGAAGCAGACTCCATGCTCGCCATGGTCAAGCGCGCCAACGCATTGTTCATCGCAGCACAGGAAGCAGGCTTCTGAGATGAGCAGCAACCGCAACCTCAAAGAAGTAATCGAGACGGTCAAGGTTTACAAAGCCAAGCAAGCGTTCTTGACCACACCCGAGAAGCAAGCACTCGAAGGCCTCGCGGACGATGACCTCGTTTGGGTTCTTCGTGAAGTCACCCCGTTCGGCACGTACTCACTGGAAGTGAAGGCAGTCAAATGAACACCACAGCCCTGAACGCACAACTCGTTGAACTCGCCGAGCGAGTCATCGAAGTCACCCCCACGTTCGTGATGGTCGACAAACAACAGACCGCCCAACAGCGTCGCGCCCACGAGCCAATCACACAGGCGAAGCGTTGGGGTGCCACAGTCAAGATCGCTGGCATGACATCAATGGAGTTCGGTGAGATGTTCGACGTGCTTCACGACATCAAGCACCCCGCGTTCGACGGCTCAACTGGCGGCTCGTACACAAAGGTGAAAGCCATTCAGTCAGTCAAAGACATAGCCGCTGAAGAGTTCGTTCGTGTTATGACCCTCACAGCCCATGAGTGCGAACGATGGGGCGGCAACAACTTCTCACAAGCAATTGAACACCTCAACAACTACACCACGAAAGAAGGCAACTGAAATGA